CCTTAGATTGGCTACAACACTTCCAAGAAGAAATGATGGATGCAACTCTGTATGTTGAATCCTTGAAAAGAAAGTACAGACTATTGACAACGGGAACAATGAAAAACATAGAACTATGACACAAAAAGAAAAAGTAAATACTATTATATCAGAAATAGAAGAATTTATGTTTGAGTTCACACCACAAAATAAGTCGGATAAAGAATCTATGCTAAGCTATTTTTCCTCTATGCTTTGTGCATTAGATGTAGACATTGCTATTGGAGTTATGAGGGAACTTGGAGATGAAGGAAAACACCAAGCCTTAGCTATTAAAATAAATTACGGATATTAAAACATAGAACTATGAAGACAATTCTATTTGATGCAGACAGTTTACTTTGGAGCAGTTGCTATAAAGAGAAACAAAATCCCGATGACAGTCCATTTAATGATAACATTGAGGAAGTGATATTCAAGTTCGACGAGGTGTTTATGTCTATTGTAAACAAGTTGGAAGAAACCCAAGAGATTGATAAGGTTCTAACGTTCTGCGGTTCTAAAGGTAATTTCAGAAAGATGCTTACACCAACGTACAAAGCAAACAGAAAGAAAGCCAATATACCGCCTCTACTGAACGAACTAACCAAATACGTACAAGAATCATATAACGCAATACATAAGGCAGGATATGAGACGGATGACCTTGTAGCGTCGTATTGGGCAAAGAATCCAAAAGAATCAATCATTGTATCAATAGATAAAGACTACAATCAATTCCCTGCTTTGATTTACAACTACCACTATAAACACCAAACAATCACGCAGCACACAGAAGAACAAGCAAACTATTTCTTTCACGAGCAAATGATTCTTGGCGATAGTGCAGACAATGTAAACTTTTGTAAAGGCTACGGAAAAGCATACTGCAAGAAGATATTCAAAGAATGCAAAACACCTTACCAATTCAGAAGGAAAGTGTTTGAACTGTACAAGAAAATATACAAAAGCAAAGCAAGAGAGAAGTACATACTATGTTATAATTTACTTAAACTAAAAACAGATGCGATATGACAGAAGAAGAAAGAAAAGAATGGATTTGGTACGCTTACAGAGACGCAATGGAGTTGTACAAGGAAGGAATGGAGATTGAAGAATTAGAACAAGTATTGACCTTGTATGAAGAAGAAGAACTATATTTGCACTGTGCAGGAATCAAGGAAGCAATAGACGACTTAAAAGAAACAATTAAAAACTAAGACAATGACAACAGAGGAGATTAAACAAGAAGTACAGGAACAACTAAATGTAGACCTAAGTTCAGCAAGTAGACGCAGACACTTTACCTACTCAAGAGCATTATACTTCAAACTATGTAGAGACTACACAGACAAAACGTTTACAGAGTTAGCGGAGACGGTAGGACTAACACACCACGCTACTGTGATGAATGCCATCAATAGCACAATGTATGACGTAGAATACGAAAAGAAATATTGGAACGTATATAAGAAACTTGACAGAGAGTTCGGAAAGAAACCAACTACTGAACAAGAGATAAAACAACTAAAGATAAAGGTACAAGAATTAGAACAAGTAATAGAGGGATATAGACTAAAACTAATTGGATAAATGGAACACTTAGATGAAATACTCGAAAGGCTTATGAACAAGCCAAAGGATAAACAGACAAACATCTTTGACCAAATCGAAGAACAAAAAGAAACCAAATGAAGATAGCAAAAGAAAACATAATAGCAATAACCTTAGGAGTAATATATATAGCATTAGCAATAACCCTTTTAAAAAATCAGATATGAACTTAGTAAGATGGGAATTAAAATTAGGAATAGTAAAAGGATTAGTCTTCGGAGTAAGACCTTACGAATTTGAAGGGGAACAAACCTATGAAGTAGACCACGTTGTCTATGTAGGAATCTTCCAAATTATTTTAACAATGATATACGAAAAAGTATGAAGCACGTATTCAACATTATTGCAGCAGCACTCCTATTGATTTTCTTTGGGGGTGCTTACTTTGTTTATAGCTATGGAGAGAAACTAACTCCGCAGGGATTTACGAGAGGATTAAACCTATGGCTACTTGTGATATTGTTGCATCTAATTAACATAGTGATGCCTTTGTTGTTTTAAATTAAAGGAATTGAATTATCAATTTATTTCAATTATGGATAAAAGAAAAAATAACGGAGGAAAAAGAGAAGGCGCAGGACGAAAGAGTAAGTCAGAAGAAATGCAGTTGATTGAGATGCTGAACAAACACATCGACAAAGACGACGCTATCAAGAAACTAAAAGCAAAGATTGACGAAGGCGATTTCAAAGCCTTGCAAATGTACTTCAACTATATGTACGGAAAACCTAAAGAAACTAAAGACATCTCAATTAACACAGAGCAACCTTTATTTGAACTTTAATGTTTCAGACAACAACTGCAATACGAAAGCTACACGCTTTAACAAAAAGAAAGAAAGTAATACAAGGAGGAACGTCAGCGGGTAAAACCTTTGGCATTCTTCCTATACTTATTGACAGAGCAATCAGAACTCCTATGCTTGAGACGAGTATTGTATCTGAATCTATACCACATCTTCGTAGAGGTGCAATGAAAGACTTCCTAAAGATTATGATGATGACGGGAAGGTACAGAGATAACCAATGGAACAGGTCTGCACTTAAATACACATTCTCTAACGGTTCTTATATCGAGTTCTTTAGCGTAGAGCAACCCGATAAGCTACGAGGGGCAAGACGTACCGTCTTGTATGTAAACGAGGCTAACAACGTCCCATTTGAAGCCTACAACCAATTAGCGATAAGGACAAGCGGGGATATATGGATTGACTTCAACCCAACTGCAAACTTTTGGGCGCATACCGAAGTAGTCGGACAAGACGACGCAGACTTCATCACGCTTACTTACTTAGACAACGAAGCACTACCCGATACGATTGTAGCAGATATTGAATCAGCACGAGACAAGGCAAAGGAGAGTTCCTATTGGTCTAATTGGTGGAAGGTGTATGGATTAGGTCAAGTAGGTTCATTGGATGGCGTGTGCATACCCGATTGGAAAGAAATAGACCTACCAACAGAGGCAAGACTATTATGTGGAGGTATGGATTTTGGCTACCAAAATGACCCTAGTACTTATATCAGATTATACAAGTATAACGATTGTTATATATTTGACGAGGTGTTTTATCAAAAGAAATTGCTCAATAGCGACATATCAGATTTGTTCAAATCAAAAGGAATCAGAGAGATGGTTTACGCAGATTCAGCAGAACCCAAATCAATAGCAGAGTTAAAGACCTACGGACATCAAGTTCTACCCTGTACGAAAGGAAAGGATTCTATTGTCTACGGAATCAACTTAATCAATCAGAACAAAATCTTTGTAACAAGGTCAAGTAAGAACCTAATCAAAGAACTTCAATCATATACTTGGATGAAAGACAGAGAGGGCAACACAGTCAATAAACCGATTGATGCCTTCAACCATTGTATTGACGCGGCACGTTATGCAATTACTTCACAATTAGAGAACCCAAACAAGGGACAATACTTTGTTTATTAAAAAAAAGTTGAAAAAAGTTTTGGTAATTAAAAAAAAGGTGTATCTTTGTATCAAACAAAACAGATAAACACTATGACAACTCAATTCACTTACACAACACAAGGACAAAACAAGAAAGTAGTAATAGGCAAATCTTACGACGGAAAGTACTTCGTAGATATATATCCCGAATACTCAATGAATACATCGACAAGATACAACACAAAAAAAGAGGCTGAAAAAAGATTCAACTCAATCAAGAAAAGAGTTTCTAAAAATATAATCTAAAACTCAAACCAACGGGAGGGCAACCTCCCTTTAAAAAAAAATAAAAAAAAGTAGCAAAAAGTTTTGCACATTGTAAAAAAGGTGTATCTTTGTTGTATGGAAGTAACAAGCATAGAAATATCAAACGTAAAAGAAGACAAAAAGTACAAAGGTGCGTACGCTCGTATTTTTAGAATCCTTAATGCTGAATCAATTTTTGTTGAGAGATACGAAACTGAAGAAAGTGTAGGTTTTAAGAACGGCACTTATTTCTTAGAGATTGAAGGAACTATTGATTGTGTTGAGTATGAGAAAATATCTAAAATAAAAAACGTAAAAATAGTATAAAAAGGTATTTGTAGATTTGCCTCAAGTTTAACCATTAAAGAAAAAATTATGACACTATTTCAATCAACAACAGGTAGACAAAATATACTTGTTTCAATCGAATTAAACCAATCAAATTTAGAAGACAAACTTTGGAATTGGTTGGAAGAAAAACACAGCGAAATTTTTTGGGACATCGAACTGCATAATGGAGGTTGCATTGCAATTAATAAAGATGAGATTATTTTTAGCGGAGACAATGGGATTTTTAGACTTGACGCAGTAGAAGCAGAAACAATTTAAATTTTTTACTATCACTATAAAAACTAACAAAATGAAAGCAAGCAAAAACGAATCGGCATTAGAAATAATAGGGTACTGTGTACTCTTTTGGGCAATAGTATTTTCGGGAGTGTTTATCTTTTGAAGGTAGAACTCAAATATCTAAAGATAGCGATGGTTCAATGTTTTATCCACCACGCAAAAGGTGTACAGGTTTCAATCAACGAGCCTAAGAACTTTAAGCAGATAAGACTATTGGACACAATGTATAACGAAGCAATTAAACACGTATGGCAATCACAAACGAATTAGACGATATGTTGGCTATGTCCAAGTGCCTAAAGAAAGGCATCAAGATAGAAGCAGTTCCACAGGAGCAAGGTAGGTATGGCAAATGTAAACTACAAGTAACAAGGAACGGAGATACCGTCTTGGGAGATAGGCTATACAGTCAGAAGAAAGAAAAAGGAAAGCAGTCAGAACTCAACGAGCAGATATTACTAATGTACAGACACTACGCAAACCAAATTAAATGAAGATACAAATAAACATACCCGAAACCCTTGACGACATCACGCTAAGGCAATACCAAGCATTCAACAAGTTTGAAGAACCAACCATTGACCAAACGCTTACAACGTTCTTAGGAATCTCTATTGACCAACTCAACAGATTACCTGCTGAAAAAATAGAGGGA